GTTTATCCATCAGGTGAAATTAATTATACAAATTCAGTTGTTGTTGCAATACCTGGAGGATATGATGCACCAATAGGCACCAAAACAAAAGCTAATATTAATAGTGCAACAGTAGGTAGTTGGAAATGGTTTAATACTTTATTGGATACTGCATATACTATGTTTCCAGGAATACAGGTTTATGCATCACCAGATTTAAAATCGATTGGTTGGCAAGCAGAGGATTATATTGAATCCTTATTTGGAAAACAAAATAATACAATTCAATATGGAATTATAACAAGAGAAAATTTAATTAATGTAGGCATTTAATGGCAATATCACCAGGAAGACCAAATACTAAGGAACAATTAAACAGAGGATTTTTCGATCCATCAGGAGAATATCCTCGTATTAATCACATTAATGATGCTTCAACAAATAAGGTTGCAAGAGGTCAAAAGGTCAATAGAGTATATATTAGCGGAGGAGAGAAGGGTGTAGATTTAGGTTTACAACCTTTACATGGTTCACAATATCCTAAAAATAATATAACTGAAACTGAGGGTGGCCATGTTTTTGAAATGGACGACACACCTTCAAATGAAAGAATAGTTATATTACATAGCTCAAAAGCAGGTATAGAAATAAGACCTGACGGTACAGTTATTATATCAAGTGGCGCAGAGGGAAACAAAATTGAGATTGTTGGTAATGACCACAGAATGATTGTTGAACGAAATGGTGATGTACATTATAAAGGTAATCTTAACTTCAAAGTTGATGGTGATATGAATTTAGATATTGGTGGAAGTTTAACTACTAAAATTGGTGGTAATGAAACAATAACAATAGGTGGAACCTATAATCAAACAATTGAAAAAAGTCATATTAGTAAAATTAAAAAAAATAAGTCTGAGTATGTACTAGGTGTGAATACAAATATTACTCTATCAGATAAAGAAACACATGTTAAAGGAAATGAAAATAAGTTCATACAAGGAGATGTTGTTAATAGTATTGGCGGTTCTCTTACACTTACAAGTAAAGATGAAATGGTTATCTCTACATCAAATGCAAACATTGCCGCAACAAATATGACTGTGGTTGGTGCAACTGGTACGATTGGTGGTGAAGGAATGACGATGTATGCAACTACATTTATTGGCGATCTTACAGGTACTGCTTTATTTGCCAATCAAGCAGCCGGTTTAGGACCAGTTGGAACATATACGAATCAACAAACCGTAAAACCAACTTCCGGAATTATGTCAGATTATTTAAATAATTCAAGCCTTGGTATTAGAAATGTAAATGTAGATCCTGGAAATGCTATTTTTAATTACATTGATTTTAATGAGGAGTTTTCAAATATATCATCTTCTAGATTAGATTCAGCAGAGTTGAAAAGTAAATTTAGAAATGATACTAATTTAACTTCACCAAGATTCTTAGGAAGTATGGTAGGTGATGAATTAGTTACAGAAGAAATAGCAAAAAATATCCCTCCAAAAGTTGGGAGAGTAATATCTAAAAAAGTAGCATCATTTGGTGAAAAACCAATTGGGCAAACAACAAATCCGTTATTAAAGGCATTTAAAGAAAGATAATGATATATTTACCAGACCCACAATATAATCCAGTTCATGCAAAAGAATTAAATACAAATACTCTTTTGCAAAAAGGTATTTCAATTAGTAAATTCATAAAGAATACTGGCAACTTTTATGATTATAATAATAAAACATATAATTGGAGATTAAGAGTTGCCAAACAACTTTATCTTCAAGCAGAATTTATGCGATCAGTTAAAAAACCAGGTGGCATGTTTGAAAATTTTAGATTGGTTGTATCAGAAGGTCTTTATGCTTTTGGTCCTAAGGAACCATATTCTGCTTCAAGCCTTAATGGACAAAGACAATATGGTGAAGCTATTGTTTATGAATTATATGACCAATATGGAAAGTTGGCAACTGACAACACATTTGATTTAGTAAATTATTTAAGAATAACTAGTAGGTATAATAAACTTATTTTAGCTTATGATAATTTTACTGGTAATGGTTTAAATGCATCGGTTATTGCTATTATGCCAAAGGTTAGTTTAGGAACAAGTTGGGATCTCACATTTAAATATGATTTAGAAACTCAATATAATAATATTACACAATCAACAAATGAAATTGTTGAGTTTAGGGTATAAATAGTCTTATGGCACAGAGAGCATTTTCCATAGAGGATGGTAATCTTCAAAGTCGTTCTGTTGTAACGACAAAAACAAAAATCTATAAAGATTTAGATTTAACATTTGCACGTGCTTTAAATAATGATGTATATAAAAAAACAGATGCTGCAGCAGTAAAACAATCTATAAAAAATATATTATTAACAAACCAATTAGAAAAACCTTTTCAACCATATTTCGGTGGAAATTTAAATGACTTTTTATTTGAATTATCTGAAGATTTAAATGAAAGTATAATAGAAGATATAATAAGAGATGTTATAACAAATTATGAGCCTAGAGCAAGGGTTTTAAAAGTTAATGCTCAAATTTTACCAGATATGCATGATATAAAAATTACTGTTGTATTTAAAATTTTAAGCACATCTGAAAATGTAACACTTGAATTATCATTAGCGAGATTAAGATAATGGCTAAAAAAATGTCAACATCAGTAAACACTTATTTTAAAACATCAAAGGGAACTTCACAAGGAAGAAAACCCATTACATCTAGTATGAATAAGTCGAAACGAAGACAACTAAAGGCATATAGAGGTCAAGGAAAGTAACATGGCAACAACAATTAATTCAACCAATTTAGACTTTAATAATATAAAGGCTTCACTTAAAACATATTTACAACAACAAAGTGAATTTTCTGATTATGATTTTGAAGGGGCTGGTTTAAATAACTTATTAGATGTTCTTGCTTATAATACACATTACAATGCATTGATTGCCAACTTTGCATTGAATGAATCTTTTCTATCGACTGCTCAGCTTCGTTCATCAGTTTTATCACATGCAGAAGCATTAGGATATAGACCTCGTTCAATTACTTCTTCACAAGCAGTTGTTAATATATCAGTTACAGTTCCATCTGGAAATCCAACACCATCAAGTGTAACACTTCCAGTCGGTACAAAATTTACAACAACAATTGGTGGTGTTTCATATACATTTCAAACAAGGGAAGTATATGCAGCAACATCAGAATCATCAGGTGCAAGTACAATTTATAGATTTAAGAAATCTACTGGTTACTCTTCTGCAACTGATACAGCACAAAATACAATTTATAATTTACCAATATATGAAGGAACATCAACCAATAGAACATTTATAATTCGTTCAACAGATGACGAACAAGTTTATGTTATACCTGATACTTCTGCTGATATTGATACATTAATTGTTAATGTTTACGATACATTATCTGGTACATCGTATAATGCGTATACTGATATAAATGATGCGATTAGATTAACTTCAACTTCAAGAGTATTTAGAGTTCAAGAAACACCAAATGGTTATCACGAAGTTATATTCGGTACTGATACAGGAATAGTTCCAGTTTCAGGTAATAAAATGATTGTTAATTATTTAAGAAGTTCAGGTGCCAATGGTAACGGTGCTACTTCGTTCACACCACAAGCACAATTAAGTATTGGTGGTATAAATCAAACATTAACAGTATCAACAGTTTCTAATTCAGCTGGTGGTTCAGTTAAGGAATCTATATCATCAATTAAAACACAAGCACCTTTGATGTATGCTTCTCAACAAAGATTGGTTACAGCAACTGATTATAGAGCACAAATATTAAATAAATATGGGACAATTGTAAAAGATGTTAATGCTTATGGTGGTGAACAAGCAACTCCTGCTAAGTACGGTGTTGTGTATGTTGCTTTACAATTCTATGATAATATAAGTGCAACCACACAAGAAGTAGTTAAAACAGATATATTACAAAATCTAACAAGTGCTTTGTCAATTTTATCTGTAAGCACTGAGTTCATTACACCTACTACAACATACTTAGAATTAGATGTTGTGTATAATTATAATCCAACACTTACAAATGTAACAAGTTCTTCCACTGAAAATACAATAAGAACTGAAATTGCAAATTATGCTACTACTTATTTACAAGAGTTTAATAAAACATTTAGAAGATCTAATCTTTTAACAATAATTGATGGAATTGATGATGCAATATTAAATAGTAGAATGGATGTTCGTTTACAACAAAGATTTACCCCGACAATAGGAACTTCTAAAAATTACACACTAAATTTTCCTGTTGCTCTGGCAACAGCTGATGATGTAAATTACATAATCGGTTCAACAAGATTAACAGTTCAAGGTCAATCTGTAACAATTAAAAATAAACTTAGCTCAAATATTTTACAATTGGTAACAAGTAATGGAATTGTTGTTGTTGATAATTTAGGAAGTTATAATGCTACCACTGGTGTCGTAACAATACAAGGATTAAATCCAAGTTCATTTATTGATGATGAAGTAAAACTATTTGTTATTCCAGCAAATCAAAGTACAGTTAGACCTTTACTAAATTATATTTTAGATATTGATACTACTAGAACTACAGTAACAACTTTAATTGATAGAGAAAACACTAACGTAATACTATAATGGCTCAGCAATTACAAGATTTAAATAGAAGACCTTTACCATTTCAAAGAAGTAAAATCCGTGAGGTTTTGCCTGAATACTTTATTGCCGATTATCCAACATTTATAACATTCCTAGAAAAATATTATGAGTTTTTAGATTCTGATGGTACATATGCTTTTGATACGCAAATACATAAATTGTTTTCTACAAGAGATGTTGACCAAACCCCAGGAAGTCTGCTTGATACATTAGGAAAGGAACTTGGACAAGGTATATCAACTGTAAGTAATTTTACAGATCCAAGATATTCTATAAGAAGGTTCGGTGAATTGTATCGTACAAAAGGGACTGCAATTTCTGCTGAACAATTTTTTCGTTCGTTTTTTCAAGTTGAGCCTGAAATACAATATCCAAAAGAAAATTTATTTACAGTAGGTTCTTCATCAATTGGTTGGCAAGACCAAAAAGTTATACAGGATCATGCTAGAAATCAAATATTTTCCATATTATACAAGGTTCCATTAGGTATTAATGCATGGTCAGAATTATATAAATCATTTATACATCCAGCAGGATATTATTTTAGTGCTGACGTTTTGATTGAAGGCGAAAATGATTTAGCATTAAGAACTATGCCTACAGTATTTTTGGATTCTGGAGTAGGTCCAACACTTATTGATGAAGCATCTCAAGTTTCTGGAACTTCATTCGAACAATTTACTACATTACAAGCTGATGCTGAAACAGGAATTATACATAGGGCTGCACAAGAAGAAACAGTTGCTAAGTATTCTAACCTACAACTTGATTCACTTGATAATATATTTGATAATTTGGCTCAAATGTTTACACCAAACTCATTCAAATTTGATGATAGTAATGCTTCTGTTGATTCAGCCGCTCCAGACTTCTCAATGACATTTGAAACATTCGACCAAGAAATGTTTGATAGTTATGGAAAAGCATACTAAATTGATATAAATAATATAAAAATAAGAGAGATTATTTTATGG